CTTTTCCTAGTCGCATTATTTATCAGGTCTAGATTGACCTTTGGTAAGTATAAACTATATCGGTTGCTGTACCCACAATAAACATTTTCTTTTGATCTGTGCTTAGTGCAATACCGTGTGGTGCAGATTCTTGAGCACCAATACTTAAACTCTTATTATCATATGTTGCTGTAGAAATATCCCAAGCTGTTGATAGTGTATATTGATAAACCGTGTCATTAGTGCTACCAGCAACAAGCACTTTCTTACCATCACTACTAAATGCCATTGCAAGTGGGCTGTTTTCTTGTGATGCTACCGATAAGAATTTAGACGCATATGTTGCTGTAGAAACATCCCAGGGTGATGATAGTGTATATTGAAATATTCTATCATTTGTAGAACCAAGAATATACATCTTGGTGCCATCATCACTAAAGGCTAGTGATTGCGGGTTGGTGTCTTGGGCAGATACGTCTTTGCTCTTAGATGCATATGTTGCTGTAGAAACATCCCATGCCGTAGAAAGTGAATACTGATAAACGGTATCTCTATCAATACCAACAATATACATTGTATGACCTTCAGGGTGAAACTGAACCTCGCGGGGGTCTTTATCACCGGGGCCAGCATTTGACGTATTTGCAATCGATATACTTTTATTCATATAAGTTGCTGTTGATACGTCAAATGACGTTGATAATTTATATTGATATACTCTGTCATTATTTAAACCCATAATATACATTCGTCTACCCGATGGACTAAATGTCAGACCTGTAGGTTGAGAATCTTGCGAAATAAACACGTTTGCTGATCTTAGCGTTGCTTTATCAACACTTAATGTAATTGGTAAAATTGCTTCTTGATTATAAAGAATATTATGATTGTGTGATAGATTTGTATTAGATACAAATTGATAGCTACCAAACATCTTGGAGCCTGATGGGTGCAACACTCTCTTGACAACATCTCTATATCGATCTACAATTTCAGTAACCTTAATCAGATATGAATATTCTTGATAGAAATCATTATCTTGTAGTCTCATATTCCAGCTAAGGAATCCTTTGGTATCAATATAACGTCCTGGCTGAGTTATAACGCCCGCAATAATAGGTTTAATATCAGCATTATATGTTGTATTTCTAATGGTAAATCGTTGATTACCACCCAAGTCAGTATTTTGATCTATTGTTGGCCCAGTGCCGCGAGAATTGACTACAATAGCATCAGCAAATTTATCAAATGATGCATCAGATGATACTATCTCTAGGCCTGTAATTGCACCAGGTGCACGTATTGCGATGATAACAGCATCATCACCCTTAAGTCTACCAGCCTCACCAGCAAGTCCTTGCTCAAATACAATTTGATCGCGCGCCACTACGGTTGGGAGTTCAGGAACATAACCACTACCAACACTAGTGACAGAAATAGCATTAATTGTACCAGCAACGGAGTTTGAAAAGTGCAAAGATGATGCTAACGTTGATGATATATTGGCAACTGCTAAGTTTGCAAACACAGCAGCCGTATTAGTACCAAGAGACACAAAAGTAGGGCCCGTATTAAGAAGTACGTTTGATAGCGGACCAATTTGATCTGTGTTTAAGCTAACAAATGTGGTATTAGATAGGGAAGATACTATTGCAGCCGCACCCGTTCCAGACCCACCATTTACTGATATTACGGTTTGCCCTAAACGATAACCGCTACCACCTCTATTGATACGAAATGATACAGGCCCTCGATCATTTGTTGATGATACTCTTGCCGACGCAGTAGCACCGGATGATGTTATTACAACAGCATCACCAGATTGATGGAATGCCCCCGGGTCGACAACTTCTTCAATACCAATCAAGCTACCAAATGCTGAAGTAATTGTTGCATTGTTGCCTAAATCATCCGATACTGTTTCACCATCAACAAATGTACCGACAACATTTTCAACAAGTAGTTCAAATAATGGGTGACCAAGAACAACTACGCGAGTAACCTTTTGTACTCTGGCCGTAGCACCTGAAACAGAGCCGACAATATTTCTACCATCAAGATTTGTCGGTAATGTTGAATATGGGTTACCAACTCTAAGAATTGTTTCTCTCACCCATCTACCATCAGACGCTCTTAGAATGTAATCGCCTGGGTAAACAAGTTCTATCTGCTTATTGAATAGTGCATAGAACAGAAAATCATATGAAAATTTTGACCCTCTAGTTCTATAGAAATCTCTGATATGCTTGACTAGTAATCTTTTGTCAGCCAAAACATCCTTGGGGATGTTTATCATAAACTCTCGACGAAAATATTCAACAAATGAATCTAGTGTTCGGTCTATATCTTGATAGTCAATCAAGCTGCGAGTCGCATTACCCGCCTGCCCAGACTGCTCCATAAATTCGTAATACGCTTTTAAGAACGAAACAAATCTGGGTCCTTCTTCGCGTATGAACGCAGGAAACTGCGACTCAATGAGCGGAGATAATTTTACGAAGGTTTCTTCGGCGCCTGATATTGCCATGTTAGAATGTCGTCAGCTGTGATATTGAAGTTGCGCCCAGAGTCGCACTATTACCAACTGTGCTAACACTATCAAGGCGAGCATCAATAGACCCAGTGTTATCATTTATAAGTGTTATTTTTGCACCAGCTATTAGTAATATTTGATTGCGAATCGGTGTGACGTTATAATCATCAAGCTCAACACGAACATCAATTTCACCAGTTGGTACTGATGTAGGTTGAAATGCGTTTAGTGTTATCAAACCAGTCATATAATCTATTGTGCCTACATTCTTGATGTAAGTTCTTGTGCCCTGTGACACGTAGTAGGCACGAACATTACCATTACCGTCATCATCTAAGAAAGCAGTAAACCCATTTATGGTAAATGATGTTGATGACGTTGCTGTTAAATACCCATCGCTCGGGTGATATATCATTCGATTAAATGATATGCGATATGTGTTTGATTGCGTAGTTGACGGCAAGAATTTCTTTTGAGCTTCAATTTTAGCCGTGCTTGATACTATCGAATCTTCAGCCGAATCGATTGAATCCAAAAATCTAGAATATCTAAACTTACCTTCAAATCGATTCAGATTTGTTGATTCATATGCTATGACTTTATTAGCAACGCGAACAGCAATTTCAGATGGTTGCAATGTGGTTAAGAGCGGGTCATATCTGACAATCAATGTTGGTACAACATAGAGATATGTTGGGTCAACAATTTCTAGATCAATAGATTGCACATTATATGGCTTAATGCTTAATTTAATACGCTCTTTTCGATTTGTTGATACGAGAGTCCCAACCTTAGGCTTCACGCAAGCGTAGACTTTACCAAATATCGGTGGATCATTTTCTTCACCACCCCAAACATTGACAGCCGACAGATCAGGGTTATCGCGCAGAATAATTCTCTTATAATCTTCTCTGGTCACCGCACGATTTTGAGTTTCATAAAGTCTCGGTGCATTAAATCTAATAGATTCTATTGATTCAATCTCCGCACCACCTGTTGCACGCTCAACAGTTGTGAGGGTAAAGCTACTCTGCCCACCAACTGTGCTTACGGCTGTAAAGTTATTTGCACCGTTTGCTCTTGTACCATTTGTAACTCGGTACGACACTGCAACTGTGCTGTTAAATGCGGGCTTCTTACCAAGAACATTGTCACCAAAGCTAATTTTGTATAGCTTGTTACGATCAGGTTCTATGAAGAAAACTCTTGATGTTGAATTGACAGTTCTTAAATCGGATGCCTGCGTGTATGTTAGTGTATTACCCGAAGTTGTGACAGAGACAGTTATGCTTGATGTATCTGTATTTGCGTTAGGTAATACAAATGCGGTATTGGCAGCAGAAAACAAGAATCTATGCGTTAGCGGCACACCTTCTGTTATCTGTATGAAACCGTTAAATCTATTTGAAGAATTTGCAGTTATTGGGTATGACTGTGGCGTAACAAATGTGTATGATACACCATTAACCGTTGCTCTAAATTGTGTATTTTTAGCAATGTTAATCGTGCGAAACGTTGAATTTGCGGGCGTGGTAAATGATACACGCACATTAGCTGTTGGTCCGCGTGTTGAAGTTGGTAGATACCCAAGCAGCTTCGCGCGCGATACAACGTTGTCGTAAATCTGTGCGGTATCAAGAAATGCTTCATTTGCTGCCATGTTTGCATAGAATGCATTGTAATACGTGTTATACGCTAGAAGATCGATGAGTGTACCGATAGCCGAATCTTCAAAATCGAAATCTGCAAAATCTGGCTTACCCGCGATAAAGTTTCTCAGATTTAGTCTGATGGTATCAAAGTCTAGCCCAGTTACTGTGATTGCACTATTTGCTGCCATTAGCGTATGGCCTCCAATGTCAACGAGACGGTAGCTGGTGCCTCTGAATTTCTAACTGAAAAAGAAATATTTACTTTTAAATTGTTGCTGTCGGGTTCTGCATCAACACCAACGCCAAGTAATGTTGCTCTTTCTTCGTATGATTTGATGGCATAATCAACATCAGATTTTATATTCATTTCGATTGCGGGGTCCATCAAATCGAAAAGACGATATTTTATGTCAGACCCAAATAGTGGTCTAAAGGGTCTTTCGCCTCTGTCAGTAAGAATAAGAGACTTAACAGCTTGCTTCACGGCGTCAGAATTCTTACGCATAATAAGCTTACCAGTAACCGGATGCATCTTCATATTAAGATCGAAATCTTTATATACTGGGGTTTTTATAGCACCGGCCATGTAAGCTCTCCGTTTCTGGCATATTTATCAAGATTGTAAATGAATTATCGACCGGAGAGCAAATCACTAATTCTATTTTGTATATCACCCATCTGCTGAGTTAATGATTCTCTAGCTTCAGGTGAGCTTTCAAAATTTCTCTGCAATGACAGTCTATATCTTTCGACTGTCAGTTGTTCTACCTGTTGACGACGAAGATTAGCTAAAGTTGTTTCAACTTGTGTGGGTGTAGCATCAGCTACGCCAGCTGGTGCGGGTAATTGTTCTCTAGTTATTGCAGACTGCGCAGCGGTTGACGTATTAGGTGATGATTCAACTTCAGGTGCAGCGGGGATGGGTTCTGGTGGTGGTGCAGCTTCAGCTGGTTGATTTGACGGTGGGTGATTTGCTGGCTGTTCGGCAGCTGTCGCAGACGCTTGACATATGCTTACGCCAGATAATAGATTGTTCAATAGCCCATTCAAGTCAATGTTTGGGAACAATAACTGTATTCTAAGATATTGTGACAAAAACCCAACAGGGTCATTTATTAATCGAACAAGTGACGCAATTTCCTGTTCAACTTGATTGGCTAAACTGCGCACTGGACCTAAAACATTTGATATGGCAGATGATACAACGGCCGTCACCTGTGCAGTCATCAAAGCTGGAAGATTTTGAACAAACGCAACGATATCGGTTGCGGTTTGTACTGCATTATTGATAGCAGTAGTTGCGGTGTTTATTGCTGATCTAACCTCAGATAGAGCAGAGCCAACACCACAACCAGATGTGATAGCTTGCTGAGCAGAATTTATTATTGAAGGGTTAGATACTAATGCATTTTGGATTTCTTGAGGTGATGATGGTATTGTCATGGGTTAAGATCAATCCTTGAGCCTTTAATTGTAGTTGGGCCAGGTGACCCAGCTGTCAAAGAGGATTTACCTGCAATAGACGCATCGCCACCAGAACCAATATCAATATCACCCGCAGACACTTGTGTCATCTTACCAATAGATGCAGTCAAGACAGTGCCGCTAATGATATTTGTTACATTACCACCTGCGGTATAATCGTGCGTAGATGCATAATTTTCTGATACTGTACCACCAACACCTCTAACTCTGTTGCCACCAACAGTCTTTGAATCGTTAGTGTTAATTTGAGTTACAGATGAACCAATAACTTCAGTTTCTTGATTGCCTTCTATCTTAGATGTCATATTACCAACAACATGCAAGTGATAATTACCCATTACTTCCTGAATCATATTACCATCGACTCGCACGCGCGCGTCACCTTGAATAGTGACACTACATTCACCAAATATCATTACCTTCTTATCTTTTACGACAATCTCATAATCGTCACCAACTATTCTTGTTACCCTAGTACCATCATCCATTATTTCTCTGTTGGTACCTGATGCATGATATTCGTGTATGCGTCGAGCACCGTTAGTGTCGTCAACTTCAAAGATATGCCCAGATTCAGTAGTGCGAACGTGATTGAATGGGTATAGTGGTGGAGTTGTCGTTGCGTGTAATTCGGGTTGACTCCAAGTTGGCGTCTCATATGTCGCAGCTGACTCATCATATGAAACAGATGATGTTGCCCGTATTGCTGCTTCAGGTACGCTTGTTAGACGAGTTGCCATACGAT